GTGTTTAACAATAGCAGAGCCTGCTGGGAAGTTCATCTCTTTGGCATATAAGCCATCAGAGAAGTGGTGTGTTACATTATCTTTAAGAATGTCTTGCATCTTAAGCTTTCATAATAAAGGCCAAAGCAAAATATGGAGGCAGGTTCTTGTTAGTTCCTGATTCACCTGCTTCTGCAATAGTGTGTGTATGTGGAGCAGACAAGTTAACAGTGTGGTTTGTTTGAGGTTCACCACCGTTACCGCTATATGAACCACCATCAGAGAACACACCGCTTACAGAGAAGCCGTTGTTTGAGGCTGTGGTGAAAGAACCTGAGATGGTTGTAGAACCTGTAACACCGCTGTTGTGGTTGTGTGTTACAGCAACAGAATCTTTACTACCACCTGTTTGTGTATTGCTTCCTGTTACAGAAGTCTTAGCAACTGTATCATCAAGGTATGCACCAATGATGAACTTGTTACGTAAGTCTGGTGTACCATTACTACCGTTACACAGATACCAACCAGTGGGAATGTTTGAAATAACACCACTCCACATGGCAATGATGCCAGCAGGGAAGAGGTTGTTAACAAAAGCTGTAGTGGCTAGTTGTGTAGTGTTTGTACCAGCTGTAGCTGTAGGGCCTGTAGGTGTACCTGTAAAGGCAGGAGAAGCACTGTTAGCCTTGGTAGCAATGGCTACAGCGATGGCATCAAATTCATCATCCAGCTCTGTACCCTTAACACGCTTCAAAGGATCGCCTGTTGACAAGGCATCCTTAGTATCATATGATGTGAGTTTTGTATAGTCAGACATGTTTAATAGTTCTTTCCTGTTTTAACGAATACATCAAGCTTCTGAATACTCAAAGGAGCACCATTCACTTCTGCTTCAAATCCAATTTGTATTGTCTTTCCTGAGCCACCTACAGCTGTCTTAGCATTCTCAATGAAAACACCAGAGCTATATTCAGCAATGTTATATTCAGCTATGTTATACTCTGCATATTGTCCTGAAGAAATAACAATGGGGTAGGAGCTATATGTGCTAGAGAAGTCAAAGCCTAGCTTAGCCACCATACGTTGACCACCACCACCAATAAGAACAATGCCTAAGTTCTTAGCAATCTTATTAGTTGTTGGTTGTTCAAAGTTGAAATGGTTGGTATAATATGTGAAGGTGTATTTGACACCGTTATCTTGATAGCCATAATATTCACCAATACCATTAGGCTTACCTAAGTATAGTGTCCCACTTCTGCATGACAACAAGGCATAAGCCTGATAGCCAAGCCATGATGTTACACGAGCTGCTCCATCCTCTAGAGGTTTTCTTAAGTCAATGCAATAGACAGCAGGGGAAGCTGTGGATGGAAAGCTCAATAGATAGAAGGCATACTTCTCTGAGTAGCAGCTTCTCACTTCATCCATGCTTGTTGCTTCAATGTAACCAAACACATCATCACGAATGTTTAATGTGAGGTCTCTCATTGGCATACTCTTCTCTTGAACAGTACGACCTAAGCTTCTTACACCAGAAGCAGACAAGAACAATACATCATTACCTGTTTTTTGAATGGAGTCTCTAGCAATGCAACCAACACCGGGCAAGACATCTTGCACATACATGGTGGAGGGGTCAGAGAAGTTATCATCATTACCACGCAGCATAACAATGTTCTGTTTAAAGAACACAATGATGTAGCCGTTATGTGCAGCAATGCCTGTCACTTCGTCTACGTTGTTAGGCAGCTTAGCAGACATGTTAATACTACCTGAGCTTCTACCTGCACCTGTATTGAATGTAGGAAAATGAGCATCAGCAATGTCTGTTGACCAATAGAGAGTGGTCTTATTGTTGTTAGTACCTGCTACCCAGAAACGTCCATATGCAGCTAAGGCACAGTTAGGGCCATTGTCTGTACCTGTACCAAACACAGGACTGCTATAAGAAGCACCGCCATGTCCTGTATGGCTAACCAGTTTAGCAACAGACAAGCTTCCTGTCTCTCTTGTAAAGATGATGGGCTCATGGCTCTTCTGTACAATGAGGCAATGGTCATAAAGAGAAACCATCTGCCAGTTGTTTGCTGTAATTGTGTATGAAGCAGGGGTGATGTCAGTTAATGCACCAGCAACACCTTCTCTAAACAGCTTGCTATTACCACCACTGATGTAGTCTAATGTACCATCAGCATTAACATATTCAAACAAGCTTTTAATAGGAGCACCAGCCAAAGGTGTACTACCACCAGTGGTACGCATAGCCCAGCCCTTACGAGCACCTAAGCGTCCATACTTATCAATGACACAGTTGTTAGCAACAAGAGCAAATCCGTCAGACAACAAAGCCCCCGAGCTTTGGGTGTTAAGTCCAAAGAAGCCGGGAGCGCCTACTGATGCAGATTTAAGTTCTTTCATACTGGATACCAAATAGTGTCTTCTGGTCTACGTGCAGCATCATATGCAATTTCATCAGCCAAGGCTCTCATGCCTGTACCGAAAGCATATTGGCTACTGTTACCACCGTCTTCACCACGTTCTTCAATAGCCTTAGCAAAAGCTAATAACACAATGGGACGAGCAGGAACCAGTATGTCATCACCGTCAGCTACTAAGTCTGTGTTTCTTACCAACACGTTAAATCGAATGGTGTATACAGAATCAGGGATTGGATAGATGTCAACCTGTGTATCCCCATCATTGGAAACACCGTTCCAGTTATAATAGATGGGAGCACCTGTGGCTGTAGGCTCTTGTGCCAAGAAGAAACCATCAAACTCTTGACCACTCTTGTAGGTCATGAACATATTGGTTGTGTCATTCAACACATCAATCACGTTGAAGTTGTTCTTGCTGCCATTCAGCTCATAGTTAAACACGTTGGCTGATGTGGTTAGTGTAAGGGTGGTACGCAAGGAAGACCAGTTCCAAGCATTCTCCACCTCATTACGGGCATCGTTAACAAAATCGCCAATGAGCCTACTGTAAGAAGATTCAGAGACAGACTGAACTTCTCTTTCTCTAAGTCTTCTAAGTACACTATTGACAGCTTCTAGGTATGTCATCTAAGTTCCTTATATGTATTATACATTATTATGTTAATAACTATTACTCTTGTTATGTACTTGTTAGTACTATTATAACAGCTATTTGTTATTTTGTCAAGTCTTTTTTACCACTTAACTTTATCTGCCCAATATGCTGCACTCATCTTACCCTTGGCAATGTTAGAGGCATGTCGAGCTTTGAATGCTTCGTTTCTTTTGGAGCCATCAGGAGAGCCTGACACTCCTTGTTGACCAAACCTAATGGTCTTAACCTGATCACCTGTCTTAGCTACCACTACGTGGCTCTTAGTTGGGTGGCTAGGGGTAGCCTTGGGTTTGTTGTAACCAGATACCCCTGCTCTTGTTAAGCGGCTATCTTTCATTTGTGCAGGCCCTTCAAATAGACAGTCTTGCCGTCTTGTTTAGTAGCTGTAAGAGCCTCACATTTCAGGTTGCTAGGGTCATAGGAGACATGCACCCAGCCACTATCAGGAATGCCGGGGGTGTAAAACTCCAGAATCACCTGTGTAAAGGAATAGTTATCCACAATGAACTGTGCCAAATCACCATTAGGAATACCAACAATCTCAATGTCAGCTGCTTGGCCCTTGCAATGGTCAGAAGTCTTAGAGCCACCAACAGAAGCGTTAACTTCTGGAGCACGGTAGCCTGAGTTTACAGTTACAGACTTGCCATAATGGGTACGAATAGGTTGGATGATGTTATCCACAAGCTTCTGCAAGGAAGCAACCACTTCAGGAGTGGGTGTATTATCAAGGCCTTTACGTACAGCTGTGTCGCTCTTGGTAAATTCTTTTAATGAGAAGTTGGCTGATAGTTGTGTCATATTATTTACCTTTCTTTAACGCATCGTTCTTGTCTTTGCTGCCTTGGCTTGAACCAAAGAAGTAGCTAAGTACCTGTCCTGCTGCACTGGTAATAAAACCAAGAGCATAGATGATGATGTTCTCTTGACTATCTGGGATGTTAATGAATAACAATACACCAATCAACAGAAAACAAAGACCAACAGTACCCAAAGCAAGGATAGGCACAACGAGCTTTTCAAGCCAATGTGCGTCAGGGCTGGTTGCAATAGCCAGATGAGCCTTACGAGCTGAGTCACGATCTTGTACTTCCAATTCAAACTGTTTCAAATCAATCTCCGCAAGCTTCAATGCTGCTTCTGGGTTGGCTGTTAGGTGAGAAGTTACAGCTTCCACAGTGTCTTCTACTCCCAGCTTCTCAGCAATGGCCTTAACAGCCATGCCACCCATAGGGCCAGCTATCACAGTAGCTAGAGCTGGTGCTGCTCCTTTGAGCAGGTTCATTAGTTCATTCATTTCATCTCCTGTTTTAAACAAATCTCTGTTGCCTTGTTAACCTTGATGTATAGGTATAGTTCAAAAGGCATAACAATAAACCAAAGCAATGTCATTAAGACAAGAAAGCTTATGTATTTGCTATCACTATCGCTGCCATCAGTCCCCATGTTTCTGC